CCAACAGCAGTTGGAGAATACGGATCATGTCAAGGTACAGAGACTCGTATATCTCCTTCAGATACAAGTGGATCAGGTAGCGCTTCAGGCGTTGCTTCCACAACAAAAAACTTACGTTTAGCATACGGAACAGTAGGGTCATCAGGAACAACTGATACTTGTGCTGTCGTTGCTGGACAGTATACATAACACATTAAGGGGGGTTTTACGACCTCCCTTTTTTTTATTCACAAATATTAACACTATGACTTCTACTCCCACAACAGTTGATCTCGATACAGAACTATCCGCAGTTAATACTATCTTGGGTAGTATAGGTCAATCACCAATCTCTCAATTAGATTACAGTAATCCTGAAATAGCTTTTATATATAATCTTTTAAAAGAATCTAATCAGGATGTCCAAAATGAAGGTTGGCATTTTAATACAGAATATCATATTAAACAAATGGTAGCTGCTGACAATAAAATTATAATAGATGCATCTTATATTAAAATTGATAATGAAGATGAATGGGATAAAACTAGAGATTTTGTTAGACGAAGAGATTCAGATGGTCAATGGAAAATTTATGATAAAGTAAATCATACTTTTGAATTTCCAAACGAAGATCATTTTCATATTAATGTTGTTCGTCTATATAATTTTGAAGATATTCCATCACCATTTCAAAGATATATTACTTATAAAGCAGCTGGTAGAGCCGCTGTACAATTAGTAGCTAATCCACAATTGCAACAAATGTTAGGAACTTTTGAAATGCAATCAAGAGCTTCTTGTGTAGAATATGAATGTAATCAAGGTGACCATAACTTTATGGGTTGGCCGGATGATTCAGCATATCAATCTTATAAACCTTATAGAGCATTAAGACGTTAATGGCAAGTATTACTCAACAAATAGGTAACTATAAATCCGGGATATCTGAACTTCCAGATGAGTTAAAATCTCCCGGACAAGTAGTTGATCTTAAAAATGCAATACCAGATATTACTCGTGGGTGTATTAAAAGACCCGGAAGTGATTTGGTATCAACCATTGTTCCTACGGCAACAGGTAAATGGTTTCCAATTTATACAGAACAAGATGAGCAATATATAGGACAAGTCCAAACAACAGGTGTAATTAAAATTTGGAGATGTAGTGATGGTGCAGAAATACCTATAGACTATGCAAATGTAGATGGTACAAATTTAGCTGAATATTTAATCCATACAAGTTCAGATGAAATACAACCATTAACAATTAACGAAACTACTTTCTTTGCTAACAGAACTAAAACTGTAGCAATGAAAACTGATTCCGTTAATAAAACACCAGTTATAATTAATGAAGCTTTTGTAGCTTTAAAAACTATTGCTTATGGAAAACAATATGCTTTAGATATATTTGATCCTACTAATCACAGTACTGTAACTTACAATCGAGCAACTGCTATTGAAGCAGATGAAGATGTTGATACAAGTGGTATTGGAAGTTATGCTAATGATGGCAAATGTGAAGGTATGGGAAGACATATTGTTGGTGCAACTTCAACAAATTCTGGAACTTCTTATATGGCAGGAGGTACAGGTAAAAGTAATCTAAGATATGAAATGGATTGCCGTTGTACACCAGTTCCACAACCGGGATCAGTATCAAGTGCTTATGATGATTCATATCAACCTCATGCTTATTTACAATTTGGCGGAGAAGGTTGGACAACTAATGATACACACGACTATACCTCTAATAAAGGATTACAAACACAAGTAAAAGTTACATCTCATGTAGCTATAACTGCAAGAGCTAATGTAGCTTTAGTACGTCCAGAACCTTCATCATCTAGTGCAGAAGAAAATGTGTCTGCTGAAAGTATATTAGCTGGAATAAAAAATTCTATAGATGCTATTAGTGGTACAAATCTAATTGTTACTACAACTGGTAATGGATTACATATTTACAGAACTTCCGCTTTTAATATGACAACAACTGAAACTCAGTTAATGGAAATTATTACTAATGAAGCTAATAGTCCAGATGAACTACCTAAAGCTTGTAGACATGGTTATGTTATTAAAGTAGTAAATAGTGGTGAAGATCAAGATGATTATTATTTAAAATTTAAAGTAAAAAATATTGATGAAGATAATTCTGTAACTGGAACTTATGCTAGATCAGGGACAACAGTTACTATAACCTCTAATGGACATGGGTTATCTAATGGTGATACTATTATTACAGACTTTACAAGTGGTGAAGGAACTGATGGATGGTATACTGTAGCAAACTCTACAACTAATACTTTTACTGTAACTGATTCAGTTTCCGGAACAACATCTGGAAATGTTACTTTTCGTCCAAACCGTTTTGGTGAAGGTGTCTGGGAAGAATGTGCAGCACCTAATTTAGAAACAAAATTTGATCCAAGTACTATGCCGGTTAAAATTACCAGAGTAGTTCCTAGTACACAACATACAATTGCTACATCAGCTGTTAATGTAAGTAATGAACAGATTACAATTGCTAGCCACGGTTTATCTACAGGTGATACTGTTTTATATGACAATGGTGGAGGTACAGCTTTAGCAGGTTTAGTTGATGATACTGTTTATTATGTAATTAAAGCTAGTGCTAATAATATAGCGTTAGCTTCTAACCTTGCTAATGCTAATGCTGGTGTTGCGGTTAACCTTACAGGTACCGGAAATAATGCACAGACTTTAACGTATGGGTATTTTAGTATTAATGGAGGAGCTAATACACATTATGGTAATGGAGCTTTCAAATTTGATTATCCAACATGGACTGATAGAGATGTAGGAGATGATTTAACTAATCCTAAACCTTCATTTGTTGATAATAAAATAAATAAAATATTCTTTTTTAGAAATAGAATAGGATTATTAAGTGGTAATAATGTTATCTTATCTAGAGTTAATGACTTTCATAATTTCTGGGCAAAAACTGCGTTTACTATTGCTAATGCTGACCCAATTGATTTACAATCTACATCTACATATCCAACAGATTTATTCGATGCAATTGAAGTTAAAGCAGGTTTATTAATCTTTAGTGCATCACAACAGTTCTTGTTAAAAACAGATGAAGCACAATTAACTCCTGAAACAGCTATTGTTTCTTTTTTATCATCTTATGCATTTAATCCAAAAACTAAACCATTTACTTTAGGTCAAACAGCTGGTTGGTTAAACAGTACATCTAAACGTACTAGATTCCATGAAATGGCTGATGTAAGAAGAGATGGTGATCCTCAAGTCATAGAACAAACAAGGACTATATCTAAACTATTTCCAGATGATATAACCATGATAGCTGAATCGGCAGAAAGTCAAATGATATTGTTTGCTTCAGAAAATAAAAATGAAGTATGGGGGTATAAATTCTATACTCAAGGTGAAAGACGAATTCAATCAGCTTGGTTTAGATGGGAACTTCCCGGTACTGTATCTTTTCATTGTATGATGGATGATACTTATTATGCTGTTTTAAAAAATGGTAGTACCTATTCACTGCAAGCATTTGATATTAAAAAAGCTACAGATACTTTAGTTGTAGGTACAGCACCTTTAGACTACTTAATTCATTTAGATACTAAATCATCTATAGGTTCTGCTTCATTAACTTATAATCCAACTACTAATAAAACCAGTATGACAAAACCTACGGGTTATGATAATTCTGGACAACTTGCAGTTTTTTGTAAAACAGCTGGTGATAATGTTGGTAGATTCAGTAAAGCTACAGTTAATGGAAGTGATCTTGAATGGGAAGGTGAGTGGACTGGGTTAGATATTATTTTAGGTTATCTATATGAAATGGAAGTAGAGTTACCTACAATTTATATCCAACAAGCATCTGGTGAAAGTGTTAGATCTGAAACTAGAGGATCTTTAGTTGTTCATAGATTAAACTTTTCATTTGGTTCAGTAGGTCTTATTGATGTTACATTGAAACGTAAAGGTAGAGATGACTATAATCAATCGTATGAATCTATTGACTGGGATTCTTATCTTGCTAATACAATAAGTATCTCAGAAGAATTTGTACATACTATACCAGTCTATGATAGAAATACTAATTTAAGCGTACATTTAAACTCAACCCACCCGTCCCCAGCTACATTAAATTCCATGACTTGGGAAGGTGATTATAATTCTAAATTCTACCGACGTGTTTAATAACAATAAATGAATAAATACCTCCATCCAATAACTTTGGAGGCTGCAATGAACGTGGCCTCTAATTTACGCTGTGACGACTTTAAAGAGATTTATGAGGGTCATGGTCAGTTTCCTTTATTCTCTATCCCTAGAGACGCTATGCATGGCGATACAGTCTACTTTACAGTTCCCAACGGCAAGACTGCCGGAGTGGCTGGAGTACAAGAAAATGGTTTGATATGGATGCTTTGTACACCCGAAGTAGAAAAATATCCCCATACCTTTGCTAGAGAAGCTAAAAAATTTGTTGACAGAAGAAGAGAACCATTACTATGGAATATTGTCGATAAACGTAACACCGTTCATCTTAAACTTCTTCAATTTCTAGGATTTAAATTCTTAAGGGAACTTAAGTATGGTCCTAACCAATTAACCTTTATTGAATTTTGTAAATTAAATGTGTAATCCCGTAGCACAATTTGGATACTCCGCTTTAACTTCTGTTGGTGATTATATGGCTCAACGCCAAGCAACCACTGCAGCAAATAGAGCGAGACTTTTAAATTTTAGAGAAGATAACAAAAAATACTATCGAGACGTTATACTTAATAATGTTCGATGGAAAAATGGACTTCTTGATTCTGATATTGCTTATGCTAATCTTTTTCAACAAGCATCTGAATCTTGGAGACAACAAGATTTAGCAGTTCAGCAAGCTGAATCTCAACATGCCGAAAATACTATACAAGCTCTTACCGAACTTGCTAGAAAAGAATATGCTGGTACACAAACTGGTGTAACTGCTAGTCGTTTAGCCAATGAAGGTCCAAGACAAGTAGGGTTTGCTTTAACTAAATCTATGCGACAATTAATGATGACTAAAGATACAGCTTCATTAAATAAAGAAATTACAGCAGCTGATGCTAACCGTAGACGTAGGAAAATTTTCCAAGATTCTTGGAGATCTCCTGTTCACGGTCATACTCCACTTGCTCCAGTTTTAGAAAGTGGACCAAGTTTAGGTTTACTAGTAGCTAAACTAGGAGTAGCTGCTTTAGGTACAGTAGGTAAGGATTGGTTTAAAGGTAAAGGTGATAAAAATATTGGTTTTAAAAAGGGAACAGATCATTGGAACGCTACTGGTGGGACAGACTTTGGAGCAAATGCTTTTAAAAACGTTCCAGATTGGAGTGGTTCTGTTGACAAATTCAATACTAACATAGATTTAGATTTCTCCAAATATAATCCTAACTATAATCTTAACCTCTTTTCTGACAAAATTTAAATTATGACAACATTCGATCAAGCACTCGCTAATCTACAAGCTAATAGTAATCAAATGGCTGCTTCAGCTAAAGGTTATAATGTAGATGTAGCTAAATTTGAAACTAAAAAAGCTCAAGATTTGTCTCGATTATTTTTATTTGCTGGTGAAGTAGGTAAAGATATTTCTAACAGATTAGCTGAAAGAAAAGCAAGAGAAGAACAGGCAGAAAACTTATGGGGAGAGATATTTGGTGCAGGAGAATCTGATCCCAAAGTAATAAACGAAATAAAACAAGTTGAAGAAAATCAAGTTAAAACTTCAAATATTTTAGCTGATTCTATTAAAGATAGAAAAGTAGACTCTTATTTAGGTTTTCGAGGTATTAACGAAACTGGTATAGGTGATAGAGCCACAGCCGCCACACAGGTTTACGGTATAGGAGCTGAATTTACACCTTGGTATTACAATACAATTCAAAATGATACAAGAACATTTTTAGCAGTTACAAGCGACCATCCTAATGGAAGAGAAATTGCACTTAATGCTACTGATTTAACACGTGATGAACAATTTGCTAGATTACAATATTTACAAAAAGAATATACTTCTGCAAAAGTTGGAGGATATTCTAAAGAATTTTTAACTTATTCTCAAGCAGATGGTGGTAGTGGATATGCTGCTTCTCTTATAGAGCAAGGTAATACCATAAAACAAAATCTAGTCAAAAATACAAATATACAAACAGGTTTAAATTCTCGAAACCAATCGAAAGATATTTTTTATAACACTACAGAATGGAATAAATCTACATTTCAATCTGCTGTAAGTTTATTTTTAAATAGTTCTAATCTTGAAGGTACAGGTATTATGAGACGTGATAAAGCATGGAAAGCTTTTCACGACATGATTAAAGAAGGTGTTGAAACTGGTAATATAACCCGTGAAGAATTAGAAAAAATAGTGGATTTAGATCTTGGTTTTGAAATTAATGGTAACAAAACTCTTGCTGGACATCTGCCAGAGTTGTATGGTACAGGTAGAAATTCAGACGGTGCTCAAGGAACTATGTTTACAGAAGCAGATGATTATAAAGCAGGTTTAAATTCAGATGTTGATAAAAGAAATGAAAATATAAAATTAACAGAATTAGCAGCTGTAGCTAAAGAATATCAAGCTGGAGATTATTATACAATTAACGATGCAGGTAAAGAAGAAATAAATGAACTAGCACTTATTACAAAACTTGGTAAAATATGTAAAGATGGTCGTTGTGATGTATCTGAAGAAAAGGAAAAGATATTAGCTCGTCCTACCAAATATACGCAACCTAAAGTTGACAAAATGCTAAAGGACTATTATGCCTCAGACTATAAAAATAGGCTACCACTAGAAATGCATGTAGGATCTTTTTCTAAAGATGTTAAAGGCCATGAAACCGTTGTAGCTTTAATTGATGCACAAAACCAGTTAATTAAGGACAATAAAGGTCTTTTTGATAATATAGAAAATGCATTTAAAGATATTACAGTAAATGAAGGAGGAAATAAAGAAAAAGACTGGAAACATCCTTCAGCTCAAACAATGTGGAAAATATCTAGAGGAAGGTTTTTAAAAATACTTGAAGATAACGAAAAACTAACAGATGGTACTAAAAAAAATCCAGAACTGCTTCAAAAAGAGTTTTTAGCACAACTTAAAGAAGATCAAAAAAACAAATCTATAAATACTCAATGGTCAAAGTATGATAAATATAAGAACGATCAAAATTATGATATGAAAGATTTTCAGAAAACGCAATTTACAGAAAATGGAAAATATGATAAAGAAGCACACCAAGAGTGGCTTGCCTCGTTAGAAACTGATATATATGCTCGGGATACAAACTTTAATTATAGAAATGCAACTAAACATCCATTGCTTAGTGGTGATTATAACACAACATTTTTTGAAGAAATAGAAAATGAAAAAACAAATTTAAATAATTCAGATTTACTTTTTTATGAACAAGAATTAGTTAACAAATCTGATAAAGAAACTTTTGATTATAATGAAGTAATTAAAAACATAGATTTAAACAATATTGAAAATTCAGAGTTAGGAGAACTAAATAAAATTTGTACGGCACAAGAAAAATCTCTTTTAGAATGTATTCAAACACGTGCAAACGCTTTAGGTCAAACATTAGATGAAGAAACAATCGAAGCTTTAGGTAATGGAGTATTAGGTAAAAATGACCCATTAGATATAGCAGAGGCAAACGGTAATGCAATTGGATGGTTTACTAATGCAGAACTTGGAGCTACCATATCTGAGTATGAAGACTTTGCTGGTACATACTGGATAGATCAAGGTGGTGAAGAAGCTGAATCTCACATGATATCGTTTGGTGAAGTGTATTCAAATTTAATAGATGATGACGGTAAATGGAAACCTGAATTTAAAGAAGTAGGAAAAACTTTATTAGGATTTGACCTGGGGATTTTATCTGACTTACATCCTTACGCTAAGTACGAGTTAAACGATGCTAACGCTTTGTTTGAATTGACTAAAACTATATCACCTGAAGATAAACTGACAGCACTAAAAAAGAATGATGTAGCAGCTTATGAAGCATATAAAAATACAGGGATTCTTGCTTTCGTACCAAAAGACCCTAATCCTAGACTTCAAGAAAAAACAGAAAACGATGAACAGTATCTTTTAAATATTGTAAATACAAATCGAACCGAAATAGCAAGTTTAAAAGATGAAGATATTCCTATAAAATCTGAAGAAACTAATCAAACTTCATTTCAAAATCCTGATGTTATAGGTGCATCATTGACACCTAATTATACAACAACTTAATAATAAATTATGGCTAATCCTTACGAGGAGGGTATGCAGTCTTTAACTGGTGCAATGCAGAATATAGATCCCAATGAAATAATAGACGGTATTTCAAATGCTGTTCAACCTCCATTGGATACAAATGTAGAATCTACTGTAGAACCTATAGTTCCTAATGATACTTCTACGGAAATAGCATTAGCTGATACTAGTGACGAGACTAACTACGCTAACAAAAAACTTAATTATACTGAAAGGAAATTAAGAAACACAGAACTTTATGCTTGGAGAAAATTACCTGAGGGTGACGAAAGAAATCAAGCAGCAGATAAATGGGCAATGAAATACCACGGTACATCATATGCCGACTATGAAAAAAAACAAGAGCAAAAATCAGGGTTTATGTACCAAGGCAGTACATTTTATGACCAAGAAGCACAGATGTCTCCTGCTATGGGGTTAGTTGACTTTGGTATT